ACCGCCACGCATAGGAGCATTAATAATATTAGTCAATTTGGTTTTCCCAACATTAGACTTAAATTGCTTAGCAGAACTGTTTTTATTTACAGTAGATCGATACAAAGGTTTCATTTCATTCTCCCTAGAAGTTGGTGTCAATAAGTACAGTTACATCAAGTAGCGAACTGTACTAGGTTTCCGACTTTGACGTCGGTTCCGCAGCAGAAACTTGCGTTTCTACAACGGGCTTAGGAACAGCCAATCCCAAGCGGATCGCCTCGTCGGTATTTGCAGGATCTGCAAAAAACGCCAGGAACTCTTGGGGGCTGTTGTTGAAGCGAGCACGGACTTTAGCGTCCATACGCATAAATTGTTCGTCAGCAGCACGAACAGAATTCATAGCGGTTTGATAATCAAACACGCCTTCATAATCTATATATTGAGGCATATTAACAGGTGTTGGTAAAACACCTGATTTCATAAAACGATCAACAATATTATTAATATCGGAATCATCTTTAAATTGTTGTTGAGTTAGTGATGAATCATCACAAGATAAGCCATGTTTATCACTGGCTAAATCCATATCATAATTATATGGAGAACGACAAAACACAGTTTTCATTTTCATTTCCTTTAAAAAATATTTAGCCATTATCTGGCTTTAACAAACGATTTGAGAAATTCAATTAACGGTCGGTATTGTTGATACTCGCGTCCAAAATTACCCGCTTGTTTAGCAGCTTGCGCATCCATTTCACGAAGTTGAGACTCAAATCTGTTAATCTCAGATTGAAATTGAGTAGAAGTAGTTAAAGCACCAAAATTAGTTATTTGGGCTTTCATTAAACTTACACTTTCACGAAGATGGTTTCCAACATCAGTTAAATTTAAGTTTTGTTTCATCAAATTTTGATATTCTTGTTTAAGATTAACAATAATTTGTTTAGTTTTATCATTATCAGTTTTCAGATTATCAATCTGTTGATTAGTCATCTCAGTTTGAGGGCCACTAAGGTAATCAGTTTGCGCAGAAGTTTGTTTAGTTTGAGCATGAGTTTGTGAAACTTGTGCAGAACTTAAAGCAGAAGATACACCAGCAGCAGCTGGATTTTGATAAGTGGCCATAGAACCAGAAGGGGAACTTGCGCCCCCTCCTTTAACATAAGCAAGCATAGGATTTAAACCGGCAGATTCAATATCCTTAACTTGCCGTTGATAAGCAGAATTAGACATTCGTTCTTGAAAATCCATTTGAGCTTGAGCATTTGCTTGATTAGCAGCATTTGTTTCTTGTTGACCAAGAAAACCTGCTACACCAGAAGCAACAGAAGCCATGGGACCAGTAAGCCAATCAAACATATTAGAAATGATCGATTAAGCCTGGTACAGAGTACATAGGCATAGGACGAGCAGCAGTAGTAGAGAAAAAAGCATCAAGAAGAAGCTGCTGTCCATTAGCAGAAGCACCAACAGCAAGGTTGCGTGCTAGTGGAGGAGTATCTTGAATGAACGTTGTATTCAAGGTAGGCAAAGAAGTGAATTTTTGCGAATAATGCCACGGGTCAATAGTACCCGAAGCAGTAGAACGGAATAAGCCAGTAATCTCCGAGGGGTTATAACGATATTCGGCCCAGCGTTCTTGATAACCAAAAACTTGGTTATCTTGAGTTGAATTACCAGTAACATAAATTTCCTTATTTAAAACTGACTGCTCACCAAGAGTAGCGAAAGCAGGAAAGTAGTAATCGTAACGAGTACTACGAGACCAGTGTCTTCTAAGACCCTGCTGGTAAGTAAGGTCAGCACGAACAGAAACAAGACCAATAACATAACCGTGCTCGACGAAAGATTGAGAAAATCCATGTCCTTTTCCTAAAAAAGTACCAAAAGCGGCAAGATTGCCGATAGGAGTAGTAGAACCAGATAAACCAGTAGCACTATTTTGAGCAATAGGCGAAATACTGATATTAGTAGAACCACCGCCCAAATATTCAGGGCGTTGAAGGCGTGCATCAGGAGAAGCTACGCCAAAGTGTGAACGGATAATCTCGGTATACCGAGTACCGCCACGAGCGTCCCGCTCAAGAAGTTTTTGTATTTGAAAAGACTGTCGCAACTGATTAATAGTTGCAGCAGTAGCAGCTGATAAATCAGCATATAAACCACTCTGATTGCCGATTACGGCTAGTGGATTACCAACAACAGCACCAACACCTACATTCATAACGCCTGTAGCACCAGTAATCTGGAGCTGAGCGTTATTGTTATAAGTAGGAGTTAAACCGTTTGATAAAACGGGTGCAGAAGTACCAATAGGTATGGTTACAGCAGTACCACCTTTCTGAGGCCAAGGCAAAGCAGAAGTAAAGTAGTCGTGTCGCTTACCGCGACGTAACAAAGTGTAATTAGTAGAAGCAGAAGCATCAGGACCGTCGCCAGTGTCGACAGTAACAGAATTTTGTAAATTCTGATCACGAAACCATTGATTGTAAATCAAGTTATAGGCTCGTGTAGGTAACGCAGAATGTGAAACCGTATTACTGTTGCCAACTTGCCCGACAGTTGGCAAGCCAAAATAGTCTTGCAATGAACCAATTGCGTAACCCCCAACTGGGGAAACCTGTTGAGGAATAGAGTAGGAAATAGAATCGGCAGGATTATCCTGCTGCCCCATAAATTTAACCCAATTTGACCAGACCAAACGATTAGGTACAAAGAAAAAGAACGAGTCCAAATGGAGATTATCCATAACTGGGAAAATGGGCGTAGCGAGACGACCGAACATAGTAACATTAGTGTTGAACGTATCACCAGGAAGTACCTCCTCACACATAATAGGAACAATAAAACCACTATCGAAAGTAGTTTTAAGCGTTTTCTGCATAGAAAACTTAGAACGCGGAATATCCGCTCTAGGAACCATTGCGAAGTCATGCGCACTGGCAGATTTATTAGAAAACATAATTACTCCTAAAAATAAAAAAGCACCCCCGAAGGGGTGCAAGGGTCAAACAGAAGTTTGAACAACGTCCTTACCACGGACGAGAACAGTTGGGGAACCTTCACGAATGAAAGAACCGACGGAATCGTCGAATTGTCCCAACAAATACAAATCAAAATCATCAGGATGTTTATTTAATGGATTATCGGCAGAAGCTCGATTAATCTCATCAGTAAAATCACGAACAGCCACATTACGGTGTGGAACAAAAAATGGGCGGTTGAAAACCTCAGCAGCCCTATCCTTAACAGAAACAATATATTGAAGCATTTTTGACCTTACATAGTACGTTTTGATTGATTGACTCTAGATACGCTAACAAACTGTCTAGCGTTCTTTCGAACAGGAAGATTTTCGAACATATTCCGTTCAACTTCCATTTCGGCTCGCACCGAAGAACGAAATTGCATTTGCAAACTCAAATCATGACCCAACTCCTTTAAAAGATTTTTATAATACCTAGGGACTGGTGCCCTAGAACCCTGTGCCGTAACGACGCTAGCAGTCGGAAAAACATCCGACATAAAATAGTCGTTAAACCACCCCTTACTAATGCCTTTCGACATTATTAAGAATTCCGGATTGGGAAATGTAATTTCTCCATCCTCTTTGTTTACAAACAAAGGCAAAGGTGATACCTTATCTGAAGGTTTAATTTTCTTGAGTATATACCTGGCAATGTAAGCAGCAGACTCAAAATTCAAAGCTCCAATTAAGTGATTTCCCTGATACCAGTGTCTAGAAACTGTTTTTGATGTATAAGTACGATCTCCTCCGGAACTACCAAAACGAACTCGATCAGAATCGAAATCTTCACCAAACAATGCTATATGAAAATGGGGACGACGTGTTGTGTCTCCATATTCACCAGACGCCACATAACGAAATTTTATACCCGACTTACGCATACGCTTAAAAAACTTTTGCAAGTCAGCTTTAACAAGTTGACCATGCTTAGGTAAATTATCATCATCATATGTGAGGTTGAGCATACAAGATCGCTCGTGCATCAATTGCTCGTGGGTTATCCTGATAGCCCACTCCCTTGAATACGCGAGTCTGCATTCTATACATTGGCCACA